CCGAACCTAAAAAAGAACGGGCCCGGCTGGCCAACAAAAGATGGCGAGGTCATAGGATACGCCGTTGCAGTAGACGGGTGGTCTTGCTATCTGCCCACGCGCCACTTCGGCGGGGGTAACTTAGACGAAAAGATAGTCAACAAATGGCTCAAGAAAGTCTTTGAGTGCCCTGCCGATAAGGTCATGCACAACGCACAATACGACTTGGGATGGATTCGAGCGATGGGCTTTGAGATGAAAGGACGTGTCATTGATACGATGCTTGTCGCCGCCCTGCTTGATGAAAACAGGTTTAGCTACAGCCTCAACGCTTTATGCTACGATCTTCTTAACAAAACAAAATCCGAAAAAGCCTTAACCGCCGCGGCTCTTGAGTTTGGGATCGACCCCAAGGCAGAGATGTGGAAGATGCCCGCCATGTATGTGGGGCCCTATGCTGAAGCAGATGCAGAGTTAACTTTGGAACTGTGGCACTATCTGTCCACACAACTGAGCAAAGAAGACCTCTGGCCCATAGCTAATTTAGAGCTAGACCTTCTTCCTTGTCTTGTTGACATGACGTGGCGTGGTGTTCGCGTAGATACCAACCGGGTGGAACGCACACGAGACGCACTTCTCAAGCGCGAAAAGAAGATAATGCAGGAGATAAAACGGCTCACGGGAACTGATGTAGAAATCTGGGCAGCCCAGTCGCTCTCTAAATCCTTTGATAAGTTAGGTATAAATTATCCAAAAACAGAAAAAGGCGCACCAAGTTTTACGAAGATGTTTTTGACCGAACACGAACACCCGCTTGCGAAGCTGGTTGTTCAAGCACGTAACCTTAACAAAACATCCGGCACGTTCATTAACTCAATTATGAAGCACTGCCGCACTGATGGCCGAATACATGGGCACATAAACCAAATCCGGTCAGACGATGGCGGTACAGTTTCGGGCCGCATATCAATGTCTAACCCTAATTTACAGCAAATCCCGGCCCGCGACCCAGAGCTTGGTCCTATGATCCGGTCCCTGTTCTTACCAGAAGAAGGAGAACAGTGGGCGGCAATTGACTTCTCGCAACAAGAACCACGCATATTGGTGCATTATGCTCACGTTTATGGGCGTAATCGTGGCGTTGCGTTGGAAGGCGCGGCAGAGTTTGTTGACGCATACAATGAAGACCCTGACACTGACTTCCACACGATGGTTGCAGAGATGGCTAACATTCCCAGAAAACAGGCCAAGACTATTAATCTGGGCATGATGTATGGCATGGGCGTAAACAAACTGTCCGAACAACTAGATGTTTCGTTAGAAGAGGCCAAGGGTCTTGTGAAGCAGTACCATGACCGCGTACCGTTTGTTAAAGGACTAACCCGCGGTGTTATGAACAGGCTAAACGAGAAATCGTCAGCAGGGGCGTTGCGCTCACTGGCAGGCCGTAAAGCACGGTTTGACCTTTGGGAGCCAGATACTTTTGCTATGAACAAGGCTATGCCCTACAAAGACGCGGTTGACGCTTATGGGCCCACGACCAAACTAAAGAGGGCCTACACATACAAAGCTATGAACAGGTTGATCCAAGCATCTGCCGCGGACATGACAAAGCAAGCAATGGTAAATTTATATAAGGCAGGATACCTACCTATGGTGCAAATCCATGATGAGATTGCAATGTCGGTAAAAACTGTTGACGACGCAAAGAAAATCGCTCACATTATGGAGACTGCTATACCTCTGGAAGTTCCTAGTAAATGTGATGTTGAAATAGGACCATCTTGGGGCGAAGCACAGTAGTTTGGACACTGCTCGCTTAACTGCCCCGCTTCGGCGGGGTTTTTTTTACTTGACTGCCTGTTTTTAACTGATATACAGAAAATGTTGATGCTGGAGGAAACTCTAGGTAAAAGAAGTTCGTGCTTCTTTAAAAGACGACGCTCCACCCAGTGTCGTCTTTTTTTATGTCCCACTCTTTTCTTGCAATCTTGTATATTTTCCTATATTATCCTAGACATGCGTAAGCGCATTGGAGAAAAAAATGGATACAACACGTTGGAAAAGCATTCTCGTACCGCGAGAAGTGTATGAAGAGATAAAAGAACTGTCAAAAACCGAAGGCCGCACCATTGGCGGGCAGTTACGGCTTGTTTTTGATTGGTACAGAGAATCCAAAAAGGAATTTGCAGATGATAACCAAGGGAACAGGGGAATTCCACAAGAGATTAATACAAAACCTGTGCCCAAAGTGCGAGCAAAAGCTTAAAATTGTTAAAAAAGACGCTAAAAACCTCGTAAGGTTCTGTGGCATCTGTAATCTGACTGTATCAGATCAAATAGAAAATGCAGAATATTTAGAAGAGGTATGCGATTAAGTATTGCATATCGCATATAAGGGGTTTATAAGGGCTTTTGAGGGTCATGCCTCATGCTCTATAGTTAAGACAAGACTAGCCCCTAGCTCGGTTGCCCCCAGCTAGGGGTTTATTTTTTTTAAAGGAGAAAAATATGGAAAAAGTGTTTGTAAACGGTCTCATGGCAAAAAAACCTAGAGAAACTGCTCCAGATTGGATAAAATGTAACCTAAGTATAAAACGAGCAGACCTCGCAGCGTGGCTCGCGGAACAAAAAGGTGATTGGATTAACGTCCAAGTGTGCGAAAGTAAGAGCGGGGATAAATGGTACGCAGAGGTAGATACATGGGAACCCAAGAAGATGCAGAACTCTTAGAAGAAGGATGGCGGCAGAATAAAGAAGACTTTCTGCAAGCCGTAGAGTGTACGCACGAACTTCTAAAAGAGTTTGAAGAAATGGGCCTAAACAAAGGAGCCGCTATCGGCGGTTCCCTTACTCATCTTATCTCCCACCTTATCGCCGTGTCCCCCGATCCGGCTACCGCGCTGGGCCTGCTTTCGTCCTGCATGACAAACGCTGCAATAAACGCGACCCGCGCCGCTGAGAACCATCCCGGCAGTGACGGAATACATTAGTTGACTTAATCCCATAATGTCTTATACTTCTCCCACGTTTTAACTAAAGGAGAACGACATGAAATTAATAGACATAAATGAAGTATGTGAAATCACTAAACTTTCTAAATCGACCGTATTTAAAAAGATAAAAGATGGCACGTTCCCGGAAATCCAAAAAACACCCAGCCCCAGTTCCCGCGGACCACGGCTCGTGAACCGCTGGGACAAAGCAAAAGTAATCGCTTGGGCGTTTGATGATGACGTGCAAGAACTAGATGACATAAAAGATGAAAAGCTTAGAGTGCCCTATGGTGATGCTTTTCTGGAAGAAGCCCGCAAGGGTGAAGGTTCCGGGCCAATGGATTGGGACGAGCCTATAAGCTGGGTTAAAAAAATATCTAGCAACAAAGTGTTTATCCCACTTATACTTCTGGCAATTGCCGCCATGCTTTACAGTTTGTTAACTTGAGGTAATAAAAATGACCGAAGAAGATAAGAAAAACGCAAAAATCCTTACGTTGCAAAGCCAAAACCTAAAACAACGTAACGAAATAACAAGATTAACAGTGGCCCTCGACAAATTAAAACGAGAAACACAAAATCTTTTAAAGGACGTTAATTGGATGAAAGGCCAACATAGATGAAATGCGAAGAATGTGGCGGTGAAGGGGAAGTGGAAGAAGAGTTCTTTAGACCACAGTCCTTTGACCGCGACATTGGAATAATAGACTCCCGAACAGTTACTTGCGAAGTGTGCAACGGCAGTGGTGAAGTAGACCTCGGTGAAGATGATTTGGACGACGAGTAAAAAAAATACTTGGGAGTTTTTAAATGTTGGCAGAAATGTGCTTGGCCCTTGCTTTGTATCACGAAGCAAGAGGCGAACCCTCTACCGGGCAAATGATGGTGGCAAAAGTAATCGTCAACCGCATGGAGTCTAAAAAATTTCCCCCAGATATGTGCGGCGTAATTATGCAACCACGCCAGTTCTCGTTTGTACGAAAAGGATGGGTGCCCGTTCCTAAAGATGAAGAAGCATGGAAAATTTCTAAAACCCTAGCTCAAGAAATTATAGACGACCCAAGCGTCCTTCCCTCTACGTCCGCGGACCATTACCATACGACCAAGGTGCGACCCGTTTGGAGAAAGTCCCTTCATAGAATAGTCCGGATCGGTAAACACGTCTTCTACTCTTATGACCCGCCTAAAAATTTAACTGTAAGTTTGCGGCCTAAGATACGTTCTAAGTGAATTGCGGTTCACGGATCGCGGGCTTTTTTATGTGGATCGCGGACCGGGGCACAATTAAACACGGTTCTATGTATATAGAGAAGCAAATAGAAAAAAAATATTTTTTGTTAAAATAGGTGTGTCCGGTGTAACCGTGTGTCTTTGGACAAAAAGTCGTTTATATATATAGGGTTATGAAGACACATATTTAAAAATAAAAATGTGCCAATAATGTGAATAAGTGCCAGAGGGCCTAATGTTCAAATCAGCATAATGGGCCTCAAAAAGTTTTTTTATAAAAAATATATTTGCTTCTCTATATATACAAAAGGGAAGTTTTAAGGCAAAGTATCTGGAAATAACTGGAGAACATTATGGCTAGGAAAAAAGCAGCACCTAAAACAATAACACCTGTTGTTAGAAAGAAACCCGGAAGGCCAAGAGCCACAAGGGAACAACCATTAACACGACGGCAAGAACTGTTTGTTAAAGAACTGGTTTCTAAAGATGGGCAGATAACTATGAGAGAAGCCGCTATTGAAGCAGGCTACCCCGCAGGCTCGGCACACACTAGAGCTTACGAACTAACCAATCCTAATATTAGTCCACACGTTGTAAACGCTATTCAAGAATATCGTGCCCAACTGGATGAAAAATACGGGGTACATTACCAACGCCATATTAAAGACCTGCAATTGATAAGAGATATGGCTCTAACTAACGGTGCATACTCTGCCGCCGTTCAAGCCGAATATCGTCGGGGGCAAGCACAAGGCGATATTTATGTAAGCAAAAGCGAGATAAGACACGGGAGTATCGACTCCATGAGTAAAGAAGAGGTCTTGAACGCACTAAAGGAAATCAAACAAAGCTATGCCCCGATCACTATCGACATTACTCCCGAAGGACAGGACAATCCCCAAAACCGCGACAAAGCGAGAAGCCGACTTGTGGCGGATGATGAAATCGGGGATGGAGAGAAGCAACCGAAAGATCAAATCCACTAGACTTGAAACATGGGCTATGCCGGGAGTACCCGACGTTCTCTTATGTGATGAAAAAGGTTTGTTTCATTTTGTAGAGTTAAAAGCCACTGGCGGTAACGCAGTTGAACTTCGACCTCATCAAGTATCTTGGTTAACGTCACATTCACATGGAAGTGCTTGGGTTTTGGTTCGCAAGGTTAAGACAAAGACGTTACCTCAACGTGTGTATTTGTACCCTGCAAGTGACGCTATGGACTTAAAGTTTGAAGGTCTGGCAGTTGATCCAGTTTACTTTGAAGAAGGTGAACCTGACTGGGAAAAAATACTGGGGTTGATTTCTCCTAGATAATCGCATAAGATCGCATAGTCTTAACTTAACAATGGAGAAGATTATGGCAAAGTATAAAGTCACCATTAACGCAATAGTCACAAAAACTATTGAGGTTGAAGCCAGCGATCAAAACAAAGCTGAAGAAAAAGCAAGTGAGTTGTTCACAACTTATCGTGATAAATCCGAAGAAAGGTATGAACAAGAAACAATTAGCATAGAGGAGCAAGTGTGATGGGACTAGATATGTATCTAACGGGGGATAAGTTTATCCCAAATCACGACGGTAAACATCAACGACAAAAGGTTGATAGTTACGAGGTCACAAGCTTGCGGCTTGACCTTGGCCAATGGCGTAACCACTGGGCATTGCACAATTATATTAATGATAACTACGGCGACGAAAATCGCCACCAGTTTCCAATAGACAAAGAAGAACTTTTGGAAATTGCTGAAGCCGTGGAGCAAGGGCGATTGCCTGACGCAGATTATAGCCCTGAGATTGACGCTCATTACAAAGAACCGGAACAGGTTGCGAAGACTGCAAAAATCTTTCGAGATGCCGCCGCTTGGCTTGACCGTAACGACGGTTTCTTGCGCGATGTAGAATACACAGGGAGTTGGTGATGGCTAAAAAAACTTATCAAATAGTTGTGGAAGGCGTAACTTCAGCAACCCATATAGTTGACGCTGACGACATCATGAAGGCGAGTGAAATCGCCCGGCGTAATTTTTCTAACGACACTGGTGCAAACTATCATAGCGTTGCGGTGGTGGATATTTTTAAACAACCGGAAGTAGTAGAACTTAACTTTAAAAAAATGAGGGAAAAACATGACAAAAGATGAACTAGAAAAAATTCTCGACGAAGTATTTGCAAAAGTATTTGGGAGGGATTGGTAAATGTTTTTTTTAATTAAATTATTTGCCCGTTTAAAATATGGCGACGAAGCTTTAGAAAAGTTTGAAGAACAACAAAAAAGACAACGATCAAAACCGCGCCCCAAGCCCCGACAAAGGCGGCGTAAAAAATAATTTAATTAGCCCGGTTGACGCCGGGCTTTTTTATATTGTAGGGTATGCGATATATCTTATATCAAACAATGGGGGCAACCATGAAACTATTAATTAAGTTTAACAATGGCCACGTTTTAAAAAAAGACTTTTTAAACGCGCCGCAAGCTTATCAATATGCTAATAATAACGTTTCATTAACGGGCGGACGTATCCAGTCAATTGTTTTAGATACGGGGCAAGGGCTTCGTGATTTATGGGCAGTGCATTGGAATACATATTCCCAGATTAAAGGGATGAAATTACCATGTTAAAAACTGTAGAAATTAGCCGAGCGCAGAAAACTAAGGGCGTTGCGGTAACTTATAGAGCGGGCGAAAATGATAACTTTGGAACGTGTCCGGCAACGTGCGAGTTAAACCCGTCCGGGTGTGGCGCGTCAAAAGTTGACCCAGATTATTTGGACGCCGTTATTGACGCCGTACCGCATAAAGGGGTTGCGTTTACTTATTCACATTTTAACCCGTTATACTGGGCAAAAAAATTAAAGCCGGGCAAAACTGTTATAAACTATTCCGCCAAAACTTCCGAACTTGCGGCGCGATATGTTAAACAAAACATACCGACGGTTTGCGCGGTTCCCTTAGATTTTTGGCAAGGTAAAAAATCGCGGGCGGTTGACGATGTAAAAATTGTGAGATGCCCGGCGGAATACCGCGAGAATTTTGGATGTAACCAATGCGGCGCGGGTGATCCGTTATGCGCTCAACTTAAACGAAATTATGCCGTTGGATTTACCGCGCACGGTGTTCATAAAAAGAAAGCCGCTAACCCAGACGATCCGGGCGGGTGCTATGCTACCGGGGGCAATGTCCTTTTGCATTGGATGGATACCGCAAAACAAAACCAAGAGGAAACCGACGGGGATAAGTTACGACGGTTTGCTAAAAGCTTGGCACCGCGCACCATATTGCGGCACCATATTGCCGGGGATATTGGAGCAAGTTAACTTTTGAAAAAATAAAGCTTGCAAGGTATCTAATATTATGCGAGTTTATAGGGGCGGGGTATTCCTGCCCCGTTTTTTTTATTTAACTAGGAGTTAAAAACATGACTTACCAAACTGACGCATTATCGCATGGCATTGGAAACAGTGCAGTTTCATCCCAGTGGTATAACCGCCCGGATGACCAAAAGTTTCTATCTTTGGATAGTATGCTTAATTTTAAGAAAGTTGACGCAAGCCGGATGACCTCCCGCACCGTTGACACTCACAAGGTTAAAATCATAGGCGATTACGACGAAGCAAACCCTAGCCGGGGAAATATCTTTGTTGAATATACCGACGATAATAACCAAGAGCATAACAACCTTCCGACTAATTGGAGTTTTGGCCAATTGTCACAACTTGCCGGGGCACCCGCCGGATATTTAAAAGACTTGCCTGCACCGATTGCGGCGGACTGTATTCAATGGGGTTTGAAATATAACCGGGGTAAAGAGTTAATAAAGGTATACGGCAACCAAGCCCAAGGCGGGGAACTAAGAGCCGCAACCGGACCGGATTACGGCCGGATTTTTGACTGGGAAATATTAGAACCAATCAAAAACTTGGTTGACGCATCCGACGGACGTTGGAAAGTGCCGGGCATGATGACCGGAAGCCGTGACGGTATGGCCGTTTATGATCCAGAAATCCCAGTAACAAACGACACAACCACGTTATTTGCATCCGACCGGGACGTGTTTGTTTTCCTTGTGGATGACCGCAACCCCATTGAAGTCGGTAAGCTTGCCAACGGTGAGCCAGACTTAATGTTTCGCGGGTTCTATGCATGGAACAGCGAAACCGGAAGCAAAACCGCCGGGATCGCCGCAATGTATTTGCGCGGCGTTTGCATGAATAGAAACTTGTGGGGCGTGGAAAATTTCCACGAGATTAAAATCCGGCATACTAAATTTGCGCCGGATCGTTTCGCAATGGAAGCCCGCCCGGCGTTGCAATCGTTTGCTAATGGTTCAACCTTTTCTTTTGTGGAAGGGGTGCAGGCCGCCAAAGCCGCAAAGATTGCAAGCGATGATGAAGAACGGTTGGAATTTTTGAGCAAGCGGGCCGGACTATCTGGACGCATGGCAAAAGCCGCCGCCGCCCGTCACTTGAAGGAAGAGGGCCGCCCGGTTGAAAATGTTTGGGATGCCGCGCAAGCAATAACCGCAATCGCCCGCGACGTTCCCCACCAAGACGCCCGGATAGAAGTAGAGAAAAAAGCAGGGGCTTTATTGGATAAAGTAACCGCCTAAATCGTTTCTATATATTAAGAGATTGGCCCGCCATTGCGCGGGCCTTTTTCGTTGGGGACTTTACTTTCTATAATTTTATATATAATTAGATAACAAGGCCCGGCATTCCGTCGCGCCATTGGAGCAAAAAACATGACAAAAATTTTTTCAGAAAACTTTCGCGCTAGTGATTTTATTCTTGATCGCGTCTTAAATCCAAACCGTGACCCGGAAATAGGCAACGCCCGCCCGGATCACCTTGTGGAAGCTTGCGGCATTATACCGGATTTCTTTTGCACGGCTTGCCTTGAAGCCCAGCAAGTAGACCCGCTCAAACTTACTATCTTGGATATTGCTAATAAAATGGACGCCGCCTACGGTCACGGCGGGTTTGCTCAATATCCTCTTAAAGGTACGTTAGGGGCAAACGGCGTTTATTCTTATCCCGGCGATCCAGATTTACACCCGCTGGCCCGGTTTTCTTTTGATGATCGGTTTGTTTTGTACGTTTACCAATACGGGATTTGCGCGATTGTGGATAAAAAAGTCCCGTCAAAATATAGGTGGTCACCTACTCATTACATTGCCCGGTTTGATTAAACCGCTCACTATATAAAAACCACCGGGGCCGCCATTGAGCGGCCCTTTTTAATGAAATACTTTACTTTATATAATTTTATATATAATTAGATACCCAAGGCCCGGCATTCCGTCGCGCCGTTGGAGCAAAAAACATGATCGAACTTAAATCAAATCTTGACCGTTTAGAAGATAGCGCATCAACCTTTTATAAGAGGGGACAAGAGGAAGGGCACCCCATCACCTTTTCAAATCAAGTCCTTTTGCAAACCGCAAGCGATTTGCGCGGGGCAATTCAAGATATTCAAAACTTGCGCGACCATATAACCAATTTGGAAAAAACCCCGGTTGATTTGGGTGCCGTTATTAATGACGCAATCAATGGCCGCATTAAAGCCGCCTTGACCGATAGCCGCCAACTGGACGGACTGGAAGCCCGCCTTGAAACTCTTGAGCAGTTCAAGGATGATTTGAATGTAGAAGCCGACGACATCGACGGCCTTGAAAGTTTCGTTGACGCCATCGTGGAAACTCACATTGACGACAGCAACCGGGACGATGAAACCCGCGAGACAATCAAGGACATGATTAATGACGGTGATATTATCGTTTCAATTGACGTTTCATAAAGTAAGGAGGAAGTTGATGAAGATAACTTGTGATAGGAAACTAGGCGACGTGGAGATGGAAAACCTAATCGCCGAAGCCAAGCTGATGGACGTCTTGGGTATGAACAAAACGTGGGTTGGTGACGGTATGCTGTATCGCACCACTGGCAAGGATAAATTTCACTTTGAAGACGTGAGAAAAG